TTCGTGATTGCTTTCTGTCAGGTTTGCATTGATGTAAGTCTGCAGGCTGACCGGAAAATGATGAGCGTTATTCGCCGCACCGCGGATCAGAGCAAAAATCGCGGCGCGAGAATAATCGAGAATACCGGCACACTTGCGCAGGGCTGCCGACCATTCTTTGAACGGGCTTTCTTTTTTGGCGACAATCTCTTTTGCCCGACGGTATACCCCACCCGGAATGTCATAAATGTTGAAATCCATTGGCAGCGTGGCCAGCGCGATCTCAACGTCCAGAGTGTCCAGGGTATGAACATAGTCGGGGTTACGGTCAGTTTTGTTTCCGCCGCCTGCGTTCGTGCCGGTGTCAGTGCGTTTAATTGCTGCTACGCGCTTACCACTGGCCCATTCTTTAACCAGAATTCCGCGATCAATATATGCAGTATCAATCCATGCACGAGTAAACTGGAGCATCGCGTTAAGTTCGTGACGTTTTGTACTGTCAAACACAGTGCGAATGGCATTCGTATAACGCCACAAATCCTTGATATCGAATTTTTTAAGCTCGTCGCTGTTTTGTGCTGTCAGCAGCAGATTCTGGATATATGAGTTATCTGTATCCATTTCGAGAGCTGTCAGCTCTCTGCGGTGCGGAATGCTGATGTGATAAACATGGCTTTCAGCTGCCATAAATTGCGCCAGTAATTGAGTACGAAACGGCATTGTAGTCAGCTGGAACTTAGTATTTTCATCGTTTTCATCGCCGGCTTGCACGAGGGGGAAGTCTTTACGAGCGGCAGTATCATCCACTTTAACGCTGGCATCAGGCTCCTGATTGCTGACCACTGGAGCATCAATAACACTCGGCAACCAGGTACGCCCGTCTTCCTGAAGTGCGTAACGATCGCACCAGGTAAAATCGATAACGCTTTCTTCCGGCAGGTCGTCAACCACAGGCATGTCAGTGCGGATCGGCTTGCTGTAATCTTTACCGCGCCCGGTTTCAATACCCGCTTCTTCCAGCTCTACATCGAGCAGCAAACTGGCACGGGTATCAGTTTTTGCAGTGAACCAAATCACTGCATCTTGCTTACCGGATTTCTGAGTGGCCTTAACCACATAAAAGAATTCCATGTGAGATCCTCAATTTTGGGTGTTAGAATCCCCGGGCCAGAGATAGCGCCCATTGGGTGTATTTTGGTTTGGTATAAATTCCGGTGTACTTTGGTCGGTGGCACCGGACGTAGATCCCGCCTTGCGCGGGGTTTTCGTTAAGCTTCGTGGGCCATCTGGTCGTGAGAAGCGCAACGTTCAGAGCAATACTCTTTTTCTTTTCGAGCCAGCTGATTGCCCTGGAGGAATAACAGTTCGCTTATGACGGCTTCACCTTCAATCGGCTTATTGCAGTAACTACACTTGACATGCATCATTATCCCCTCAGAACTTAGCCGTGCTTTCTGCAGGCACTTCTTCGCTGCGTACAACCTTATCTACCGGATAGCAGTGCGCGGTCACCTGCTGGTCGGTGGCCGCCTGCTCACACTGCTGCTGGCTGTCATAGACATCGAGAACAACGTCCTGGAAATCACCACTGGTCATGCCGATGGTCAGCACTAACGCAAATAAAGAGCTCATCAGTGTGTCCCCGCTGGTACAAGGTTCGGCTCTATGCCACGAGAAGCATAAGGGCGACGGATATGACGCAGATTGCCCTGTGGCTCATGCCAGTACATCCCTTCGCGATAATCGAACGAAACCAGCCATGCTGCGCCGGTGCGCTGGTTACGCATTGAAACTGCGCGACCGCTTTTAGGTACTGCCGGATTAGTCTTCATCTAAATCCCCTTTTTGCCTTTGTCGCCAGGCTGGCGGAACGTTCTACGACCTGACAACGTTGCGCTTGTTGTCGATGGAATGAAGACTACAACCAAAAGTTCGACATGTAAAGCAAAATGGAACCATTGGTTCTATTTAGAGGCAAAAAAAGGACACCTTAGAAAGTGCCCTATTGTTGAACTGATTTGGACGTACTATTTTTTTAGGTCGTTCATTATGTCAAAGACATCGTTTTTTAGTAGATCCAATTCTTTTGCCACGCCTCTTGTATGAATGATTAATCTAAGTTTCTCTGCTTCTGGCAACTGATTGAATAGTGATAAGAGCGTTGCTTCTTGCTCGTCGAGAACGCGAGGCAGTGTAGAAAGCTCTTCACCATTTTCTCCTTCGCCTCCCGGCTCCATAAAGAACCAATATTCAGGTCTTCCTGTAACCGCAGATAGTCTCTTAAGTCGCTCGCCGCTTGCGGCTGCTGCGCCATTCGCCCATTTACGCACTGATGTGTGGGAAAGCATCACGCGCCTGGCAAGATCCGCCATGCTCCAACCGTTTTCCTCCATCACTTGATGGATTCTTTTCGCAAATACAGGGTGAGGTGTTTTGTTCATGTTTTTATTTTACAACCAATGGTTTTATAGTTCATCAGAACTATTGGTTTGATTTTTATTGGAACCAAAAGTTTTAAGTGTTATTCTCAAGTCACCAAACACGAATAATTAGGATAGCTAATGGATAACCAGCTTAAACAAATCATCAGCAGCCATATGACTCAGGTAGGCATTGGTGAATGCTTCGGCATTTCATCTCAAGCTGTGGGTAAATGGCTCAGAAAGGGAAAAATCCCTCATGGTCGAATTTTGCCACTGTGTCGAATCCTCAACTGGCAAGTAACGCCACACGAAATCGATCCAGAGGCTTATCCAAATCCTACTGACGGTTTACCAAATCAGGAGCACTAACAATGCAAACACTTACATATCAGCAGAGTAACGCGTTTTTGCAGGCAGCGATGATAAATCGCTCTCAACGCGCTGAAGACTTGCCCAACCACTGTGAGATCCGCGATGCCGTTCGCGCTTGGGCGGCGGCATCAGGGCAGGACGCAGTAGCTGCTCACATAGTGGATCAATGGCGCAACTGCGGCGGGGAGGGTATTGAGTTTCCGAAAGATATCAGCCGCGCCCGGCAGAAGTTGTTCCGCTGGCTCGATAACCGCTTCGATACCGAAGACTACCGGGAACGGGTGCGCCAGCTTACACCCGCAATTCTGGCTGTTTTGCCGCTTGAACATCGTGGTTCGCTGGTGGGGGGAGACTGCAAGCTTACACGGCTGGCACATGCCGAGAAGGAGGTTGCTGAGGCAAAGCGTGCGGTTCTGCTGGATGCGCCACGGCATCAAAAGCTAAAGGAAATGAGTGAAGGGATTGTATCGATGTTTCGGCTTGAGCCGGATCTGGCTGGACCGCTTATGGCGATGGTTACGACGATGCTGGGGGCGTTATGACTGGTACGAAAATGGTGAAAGCCGCGGTGCGCGAACACCAACGGCTTTCGGGTGCAAATACGGTGGGTAATTGCGGAGTCAAGTATGTCAAATACCGCTGAAATATACAAATTCCCTGTGCCTGATTCGGCGCAGCAGGAGAATCGCATGGCTGATCTGGATAAGGGCTATCTCCGCCTTGCTAATCAGATTCAGGATGCCCTGTGTATCGTTGAGCTTTCAGGGCGTGAATTCCGCGTTCTGAACGCTATAGTTCGCCTCACATACGGCTGGTCAAAAAAAGAGGACCAGATCGCTAACAGCCTTATTGCTGATAAGACCAGACTTGCGGTCAAGCACACCTCTGAAGCAGTGCTCAGCCTGGCTTATCGCAATATCATCAGGATGCGCAGAATTGGGCAAACACGTTACATCGGGGTAAATACCTGTCTGGATAAATGGGCGTATACAAAACCGAAATGCACAAAGTGTCCGGTTAACTTTCTGCCTGCTGAAGTTGTAACGCAAGTTATCACCATCCCTGAAAACGGGGATAGTAAAACTTCCGGTGGAACCATCCCTGAAAACAGGGATAACCATCCCCGAAAACAGGGAGAGCTATCCCCGAAAACAGGGAACACCAAAGACATTCTTCCAAAGACAAATATAAATACAGATCTAACCCCCTCTAATCCCCCTGGGGGGAAGGTGAAGTTTGATCCGCTGAGTATCCCGGTTCCTGAATGGCTGGATGCTACATCCTGGAATGAGTGGGTCACGTATCGCCAGCAGTCAGGTAAGCCAATCAAAACCGGGCTCACCGTCACGAAGGCGTTTGCGCTTCTCAAAGCGTGTCTGGATGCAGGTCATGACCCCATTGACGTGATTAATACCAGTATCGCCAATGGATACCAGGGACTGTTCAAACCAAAGTTTGGCCTCAATGGTAAAAAAACAGGCCGCGATGTTAATCAAATTTCAGAGCCGGATACAAAAATTCCATTCGGATTCAGAGGGTAGCTATGAAAACTGTAATTCAGGTACTTGAGAAAATGGGTAAGGCCTCTTATCGCGAAATAGCTGCCCGTCTTGATATCGAACCCGTTGAGGCGTTAAACATGCTGCGCGAGCAACGTGAGCAGGGGCTTTGTGATTTTCACGACGGCGGCTGGTTTGTTGGCAAACTGAAACAACAACTGCAGGCTGCAAAACCGAAACTGATACTTCAGGGTGAGGAACCAGAACCGGTTGATCCGGCGGTCATCCGTCAGCTGCTGGGCCAGAACGCCAGCATGACCACTGTCGCGCTCGCTAAGGCTGTCGGCCGCAATCCGCGTGGAATGACGCCGGTATTAACCTCGCTGGCGCGTCAGGGCGTGATTGAGAAGAACGGGCAGGGCCGTGGTGTAACCTGGTCGTTACCGGCTGTGATGCCAGCACCAGCACCTGTACCGGAAGCGCCCAAAGCGCCGGAAACGTCTGAAGCTGATAAGCCACTGGAAATTTTCGTCAGTGAGATCCCATCATTCACCGAAAGACATGCCCCCGGGCAGGTAGTACCGACAGTACGTGTGATTTCCCGCGAAATTCGCCGCACCAGAAACAAGCTCGAGCGGCTGACTAAACTCCGCGATGCAGTTCGCATCGTTGGCCGTCACAAAAATCTTGTGCAGCAGCTGATCGAACAGGAGGCCCCCGATGGCAAGGCCTAAGACGCATGATGAGCGCAAACTAATTATCGCCTGGATTATTGAGATGGTGAAAAAGTATGGCCACGCGACGACTAAAGATATCGCTGCCATGTTTGGTCTGCATCGCACCACTGCCGAGAAGTACATCCGGGTGGCGATTGTACGGGGAAATCTTATCCGGCACGGCCGCAGCGGAATTTTCCGCGATGAGCGCGCAGTTATCGATTTTGACCTGGAGCGTTATACGTACGGAGAAGCATCACATGACTGATTCAACGAATAACAAAGAGCTGGTGGCCGCTGGCCACGAATTCGCGCGACACATGAGCAGCGATACGCCGATCATCGACATCGCGAAAATGGTGACGCGTCTGGCGTCTCAGCTGGATGTCACGACCGTGGCACTGCGCCAGGCTAACGCAGAGCTTAAAGCATCGGTTGCTGCCGAGATTGAGTGGGAAAAAGCGATGATGAAGGCCGTTGGCGAAGATGGAATCGCCGATGTTGTCAGCGCGATCGAGAAGCTGAAAGCCGATGGTGCGGCACTGGCTGCTGAGAACGCGGCGCTGAAAAATGGTGCAGAAAAGGTCTATGACGAAATAACCAGCATTCACAGCAGCAATGGATGGTCAGTATCTGAAGACGGCGAAAGCAGTACAGCGGTTATTGATCTGGATGGCGCTCAATTTGTTGTTCAGGAGAATTTGCTTGATATCAAAACCCCAGCCACCGACGCTTTCATCGCAGATCAGCAGGCTATCGGGGTGGAAAATTTTTCCTCCGACGTTGGCTTGGAATACCAGCAATTAGAGCCGGAATTGAAGCCGGGCAGCGTACAGGAAAAAGCACTTAAAAATATTGTTTTTCGTGCCGTGTCTTTCGCCAAAAAACTGCGCGACGAGGTGAAGTCATGAGCAAGTCACTGAAAGGTCGCTGCATCCGTCGCTGGAAAGTTGAATTTAAATCGGTCTGCGATTCGAAAATAAGCCCCTGGTGGCGCAAACGTGATTTGAGAGGTTATATCCGCGAATGTGCTCTCACCACTGCCGATTGCATGGTTGAGAGTATGGCAGAGGATAACGCCAGGGTAGATTTTCAGGGAAGTGAGTTTGGCTGGTCACCTGAGTTCTCTGCCTGGTATGACGAACGGCGCGAGCGTTATCGCAAAGAGGCACTGGACTTTCTGGATGCTGAGGCCACCAGCGATGAAATCGATGAAGAGATACAGAACGAGCTGGAGGCATGGAATGACTGAACAAACCATTCTCGACATGTGCTGTGGCAGCCGTATGTTCTGGTTCGACAAAGAAGATGAGAGGGCTGTTTTCAGCGATATCCGCGCCGAGCAGCACACGTTGTGCGATGGCCGCCGTCTGGTAATCAGCCCGGATGTGATCGCCGATTTTCGCGCGTTGCCGTTTGCCGATGACACTTTCTCAGTGACTGTTTTCGATCCGCCGCATCTTGAACGCGTTGGGCCAAATGGCTGGCAGGGTAAAAAGTACGGAAAACTCAACCGTGATACCTGGCGCGATGATCTGCGTGCTGGCTTCGCTGAAGCGTTCAGAGTTCTGAGGCCTCACGGCGTTTTGATCTTCAAGTGGAGCGAGGTTCAGATCCCCATTAAAGAAATTCTGGCGCTGACACCTGAAAAACCGGCTGTCTGGCAGCGCACCGGAAAAAATGACAAAACCCACTGGGTCAGCTTTGTTAAGGGCGGGGACGATAGCGGGCAAAAAGATACTGATTCTCTTCTCCAGTATGCCTCCCATCGCATTATTGAGCTGGAGCGTCTGCTGCTGGTGGATGTGCCGGAAACTGTCTGGCCTGCAGAAGTGGGGATGGTCTACAGCCAGGTTGAAACCGCCGGGGATCTTCCGGAGCACCACCAGCGCCGCCTGAAACATCATATTAACCGCATGTGGCTGGAAAAAATGCCGGTACCGGCAATCGTTACTGCCGCCCGTTCGCTGGCCGTTGCCATGGAGAAATACGCGTGAGAGAAATCATTGTTGATAATTTTGCTGGCGGCGGCGGGGCGAGTACAGGTATTGAGCTAGCGATCGGTCGCAGTGTGGATATTGCCATTAATCACGACCCGAACGCGGTGGCTATGCACAGCACCAACCATCCTGACACCCTGCATTACTGCGAGAGCGTCTATGATATCGACCCGCGAACGGCGACTGCCGGCCGTCCAGTAGGGCTGGCGTGGTTCTCTCCGGATTGCCGCCACTTCTCGAAGGCAAAAGGCGCAAAGCCGGTCGAGAAGTCTATCAGAGGACTGGCCTGGATCGTTATTCGCTGGGCGCTGGCGGTGCGGCCACGCGTGATGATGCTGGAGAACGTCGAGGAGTTTCGTAAATGGGGACCGTTGCTGGCTGCCGAGATGCGGCCTGATCCGGCGCGAGCAGGTGAAACGTTTGAGGCGTTCTGTGGGATGCTGTCCGGTGGTATTCCTGCCGGGCATCCGGCCCTGGCGGAGTGCTGCGAGTTTCTGGGCATTACCATTGATGGTGAGCTGGCGCAGCAGTTGGTGGCAGGGCTTGGTTATGCCGTTGATCATCGCGAATTGCGCGCGTGCGATTATGGCGCGCCGACCATCAGGAAGCGTTTCTTCATGGTGATGCGCTGCGATGGCGTGCCGGTGACATGGCCGGAGCCTACCCACGGAGACCCGAAAACGCCAGCTGTGCAGAGCGGAAAGCTGGCTCCATGGCGCACAGCTGCGGAGTGCATCGACTGGTCTATTCCTGCGCCGTCCATATTCGACCGCAAAAAGTCATTGGCCGAAAATACCCTGCGGCGCATAGCCCGGGGAATTCAGCGTTTCGTGCTGGATAGCGCCTCGCCGTTTATCGTTAAGTGCAACCACACCAGCACCAAAACGAGTTACGACTGCTTCCGAGGGCAGGCGCTGGCGGAGCCACTGCAAACAATCACCAAAACGCATGGCTATGCGATCGCAACTCCAGTTATGGCTCCGCTGTTTGCCGGGACCGGCGGATCCACATTCCAGATGAAGCCTCGCCCGGTAGATAAGCCGTTCTTTACTCTGCTGACGCAGAACCGGACGAACGTCATCGCGCCCATACTAGCCCCGCTGATTGCACGCCAGTTCGGTGCCAGCGTCGGTCACCGTACTGACATGCCGAGCGCAACGGTTACTGCTGGCGGCGGCGGGAAGTCGCAGCTGGTATGCCCGACGCTGATCCAAATGGGTTACGGCGAACGCCCGGGGCAAGAACCGCGCGTGCTGCAGCTTGAAAAGCCGCTGGGAACAGTAACTGCTGGCGGGGGCAAGTTTGGACTGGTGGCGGCTAACCTCGTTAAACACTTTGGTGGCAACTATTCCGGACCCGGCGCAGCGATGGATGCACCAGCGCACACGGTCACCACTACAGATCATCACGGTCTCGTTACTTCTCATCTAGTGAAGCTTCGCGGCACCTGCCGGGACGGGCAGCGCACAAACGACCCGATGCCGACAGTTACAGCAGGCGGACTGCATGTAGGGGAGGTTAAAACTACCCTGGCTATTGAGACGTATGACCAGCAGCGTGCGGACCAGACGCTGGCATTCCTGCGTGAGTACTGCGGTGCAGACTGCGATGGGCTGGTAATCATCAGCGGCGTGGCTTACCGCATAGTCGATATCGGTATGCGCATGCTGCAGCCTGCAGAGCTGTATCGTGCTCAGGGCTTCCCTGAGTGGTATATCATAGACTGCGACTACATGGGCAATCGCTATGCCAAAGACAAGCAGGTCGCTCGCTGTGGTAACGCAGTACCGCCGCCATTTGCTGAGGCGCTGGTTAGAGCAAACCTGCCGGAGATGTGTTTGATGAAAGACAAAGCCGCTTGAAT